CTGATTAGCACAGAACCCCTTACCGCCTGGGTCTAGGCGGGAATTATTCGCGGAGGCGTACTCAAATGAATGAAGCAGCTATTGATGCTGAGGGCACTTCTGTGCCTACGGAAACCTCATCCGTAACAGAGGAAGTTACTCAGGCAACTGAGGAAGCCACAGAATCGACAGAGACAGAAGCCAAGGCGGAAGGCTCTAGCGAGGAAGGTGAATCCGGTGATGCACCGAACGAGGACGAGGCGCAGCAGAAGCGCAACGGCTTTCAACAACGCATCAAACAACTAACCGACAGAGCGAAAGAGGCAGAGCAAAAGGCCAAAGAGTTCGAGGAGAGGGTTAAGGCTTACGAGCAGACCATCCCCCAGGACGAAATCGGCCCTCCACCTTCTCTTGAGGACTTCGATTACGACTCAGCGCAGTATCAACAGGCGATGATGGAATACTCGAACAAAGTCCAACAGAAGACGGTGAACGACGCCCTGACCCAGCAACAACGGTTTCAAGCGCAAGCGGCGCGTGAGCAAGCACAGCGGGAGGCTATGATGGCCTTTCAGGAGAGGCAAAACGCCTTTGCTGACGAGCACCCAGACTATCGGGAGGTTGTCAGAAACTACCAAGTGCAAACTCCGCACGTTGCCGAAGCTATTGTTCTTTCAGAAAACGGCCCTGCACTGGCGTACCATCTTGGGAGCAACCCCGCGACTGCGGCCTCTCTGGAGACTATGCCCGTCAGTATGGCGATGATGGAATTGGGCAGGTTGTCAGCACAACTCTCGTCCCCTCCGCCTGTCACAACTACTCAAACGCCCAACCCTGCGACTCCGGTTAAACCTACGGGATCAGTTCAGAAAGACCCTGACAAGATGACCCCGAAGGAATATGCCAACTGGAGAAACAAGCAGCTAGGGCTTGCTTAAAAGGTGACTTCAAATGGCTAACTCACTCTTAACTCCGAGTGTTATTACCAAAGAGGCGCTGCGTATTCTGCATCAGAAGTTGAACTTCATCAGTTAAATGTGGCTGCTTTGTACGGCAACGTACATCGAAAACATTGTGAATTCGGGGAACATCTCATAAAATAATATTGATCCCAATATCAATATAGGTGAGACAATCCCGAGCCAAGCCGTTTTAAAATCAAGAGAGAAGCGGAATGCTAATCTCGCCAAAGACCCCACATGCAGGAAATGCGGGGAAACCAAAACCATTGAAGACTTCCCTAAAACCGGAGTGGACTACGCATGTAAGGCGTGTAGAGCGATAGACTCAACACGCAGATGGCGTAAGAAGCGCGGGGCAATGTCTGAAGCCGAGCTTCAGGCAGAGAAAGACCGAATCAACAAGGCTCAAAATCAGAGGAGACAGGATCGTATTGCGAGAATGTCGGATGCTGAAAAAGATGAGTTTTACGCAAAGGTCAGGGATGGAAACAAGCAAAGCATTGACACTTTACGCGATGAGGTTTACGCGGCGTATGGTGGTTATGTCTGTGCTTGTTGTGGCGTTACGGAGCCTTCATTTTTGAGCATCGACCATGTTTACAATGATGGCGCGGAGCACCGCAGGGAAGAAAACCTCAAGACCACGCAACAACTTATGGCATGGCTGAGGCGTGAGGGGTTTCCAGAAGGATTCCAGATTCTCTGCATGAACTGTCAATGGGGAAAAAGGACGCATGGTATATGTCCTCATAAAACGGAAGGTGTAACGACTATCCGAAAGGAGTAGGGCCAAGCGGCCCGAAGCGCAATGCACCCCACGCGGGTGATGATATAGTCTGCTCTGCATGGTGACATGCAGCGGCCCGAAAGGGCGGGGTAAGCCTAGCGACCTTACCCGAACACTTGGAACATCAATACGCAGTACGACTCACAATATGCCCAATCGGGCGCGAAGATTGGTAACGATCTTAAAATCCGTCTGCCGAACGAATTTACTGTTCGTACAGGCGCTACACTGTCTGCCCAGGACGTAACGGAAACTTCTGAGACTCTGACCGTAGACACTCAGAAGGGTATCGACTTCAGCTTTACGTCTGAAGAACTGACGATGCACATTGACGAGTTTTCAAAGCGGTATCTGGGGCCTGCAATGGCTTCTCTTGCGGCTAACATTGAAAGCGATGCTCTGAGCATGGTTGACGATGTTTACAATGTGATCGACGCTCAAGGCTCTGCCGTATCCGTTGCGAACATTGCGAACGCTCGTAAGGCTCTCGTTAATTCTCTCACCCCTGCGGGTGATTGGTGCATGATTCACGACCCCCAGGGCAACGTCGATCTCGTCGACGCTACGAAGGGTCTGTTTAATGCTCAGGCCGAGATTGGCCGCCAGTACAAAGAGGGCGCAATGGGCAAGCATGGTGGCTTTATGCACTATGAAAACACGCTCATCAGTTCTCACACTGCTGGTACGGCTGCGGAAGGCGATACTTCCTACAACATCAATGGTGCCTCTCAGACGGGCGCTACGCTGACGGTTGACACTGGTACGACTACCTTCAAGGCTGGTGATGTAATCACTATTGAAGGCGTTTATCGGGTTCACCCTGAAACGAAGGAGACTACTGCGGAGCTTCAGAAGTTCGTTGTAACGTCTGATGTTGCGGCTACGGCTACGAGCATTCCGATTTCTCCCTCCATTGTTGCGAGTGGTGGAAAGCAGAATGTTTCTGGCTCTCCGGCTGACAACGCTGCAATCAACAAGCTCGGCGGCGGTAACGCCTTCACCGCGCTTCACTCTCTTGGCTTCCAGAAGGACGCTTTCGCTTTCGCGACTGCTGACCTTGTGTTGCCGCAGGGTGTTGATATGGCGGCTCGTGAGGTTCTGGATGGAATCTCTATGAGGATGGTTCGTGACTACACGATCTCCGATGACAAGTTCCCTTGTCGTTTGGACGTTCTGTACGGTTACAAGGCTATCCGTCCACAAAACGCAGTAAAGATTTGGCACAACTCGTAAGCGTAGTGTCAATCCCCCACACGGGGACTGTGTTTACCTGCAACTTACTCTCTCGGTTCGAGCCTGCATCCTGGCATCTGACGGACGATGGGATACGCGACTGTTTTTCCTTTACGGGGAAGATGGTCGTACCCCTTCGGAAGCCAGAGCGCGTTATGTGGACTTGGGCTAAGAGAGGCAGGGATAAGAGTGAATGGGATTCGATGTGGTTATCGCTTTTGATGCTGACCACGCTGGAGAACGTTCACTTCTTTTTTATCGAGGAAGATCGGGAGGCTGAACTTAAACGCCTCTCGGTTTTTCTTGGTTCCGAATTAGAAACAGATTGGACTCCAAAGAACACCCAAGGCTCCGAGGGGTCTTGTGAATGGGACAGGGGTCTATCTAGGAAGGTATATGAATGGCTACTGCACAGAACGTAATTGACTCGGCTGCGGTCAAGTTGGGCTTGTGTCCGACAGGCACCAGCTTTGCAACGTGGGACAGTAACGCCAATACAGACGCCTTTACGGTGCTTCAGGACTTAATTTCAAAGCTCACTGCGGATAATTGCCTGCACATTCCCACGCCCTCCACGGTTGGCACAACGCTCGATCTGTACGAGGAGCAGGTAAGGGATTTGAAGTTGCTCCTGGCGCGGGACTTGATTGTGGAGTTCCGCATCTCTGACTTTTCTCCGCTCCTGTTCGAGCAGGTTAAGGATGCCGAAAGGTCGTTGAGCGCCGATAACAATATCTCTATGGCGGTTCAGATGCCTGGGCTGTCCTTCTCTTACAAGTATGACGTAACGAGCGACATATAATGGCTGAGGTATCTTGCTTGCATGGCTGGTACAACGGTCTGAAGTTTCGCTTCCTTGGTGACCCCATTGTGTTCGTGCATGAACTTTTCTGGGGAACCGAGATAGCTTACGTTGCTCCCGGTGGAGGCTGTTTGTTCGCATGAGAGTAAACCTTCCGCTTTTCGGCAACTACGAAGACAGCCGAATAGACTTTTCTGACCAGCAGGCCGTCAACGTCTACCCCCATTCTGGCGGCTCGTTTCGGCAGTTCCCAGGACTTACAGAGGTCATTGAGGACTTGGTGGGAACCCTGTCGATTGCCGACACAACCGCCAACTCTGTCAGCGTCCCCAAGACGCCCTCGCTCAAGACGGATGGGGCAAAGGTATTCTTTCTCTCGTCTACGAATATCCTTGAGTCTACGCTGTCCACCCCTTGGGACATTTCCACCAAGGGCGCGAACACGACTACCGCTCTTGGTGCCTACGGTGGTTCTAACCCTATAGCGGGACAGATTGCAGCCGATGGAGATCGTTACTGGATTCTTGATGGCGCCACAGACACGCTTTACGAGTTCACGCTAACGGCCTGGGACTCCACCACTATTGCTTACGCCTCCAAGTCATACGACCTCTCTAACGTGGTTGATGACCCTCACGGCTTCGCGGTCAACTCCACAGAGGATAAGGTCTATGTGGTTGGCAAGACCTCTCTGGGGGTTCGCAAGGTGTGGGAGTTCGATATGGGGGCCGACATTTCCACCCTCGACTACAAGGGCGCGGTTAAGTCGATCTCTACCTCTCTTTCATCCTCCAGCCTGCAAATCCATCTGAACGCGAACGATTCAAAGTTTTGGGTTATTGGCGGGTCTTCCTACATCACCGAATACGTGATTGCAGGGAGCGACGTGAGCTTTTCCGTTCAACTGGCTGGCAGGAGTCTTTCGGGGATCACAGGAACCCCATACGGGTGCGCCTTCGGTGATTCTGGCGACAGGCTATACGTCTTTGACGGGACGAACATCAGGGAGTATGACGCCTCTGGTTACCCTTACGGATTGCAATACAAGCACATGCGTGGCGCTGCGGCGATGGGTGGCATTATCTATGCGATCTACGACCAGACGCTATTTTCCGTTGACTCCCTCGGCAATAAAACCACTATCGGGACGATAGACGGCTATCACCGCTGTGTCCTTGAGACTGACGGCACCCAGTTGGTCATCACTACCGGAAGCTCCGGCAACAAGATTTACGTGTACACCACGGCTGGGGGATTGGTCACGGTAACAGATGCAGACGTTACTGACTCTGCCAAATCTTCCGCATACCTCGACCTCCGTTTCTGGTTCGACCAACCTAACGGGCAGTTTTGCAACTCGGCAGTTGATGATGCTACAGACTTCAATGCGCTGGACTTTGCCACAGCAGAGAGTTTTGCAGATGACCTACTGAGGGTTTACGCGCACAACCGCTACCTGTATCTCTTTGGGGAAAACTCTATTGAGGCATGGTACACCTCATCCGGCAGACCCCCAGCCTCCCGGCAGTCTGTCATTGAGAGGGGGATAGCGGGAACGTATGCGGTTTCCTCGATTGACGATCAGGTTTACTTCCTCGACCAGAACCGCAGGCCGAACGTCCTGGCGGGGCTTCAGTATCAGCCCATCTTCACCCCAGCGATTGCTGAGGAGTGGGACACTTACGAAACGGTTTCAGACTGTATCGTGCTGGCTTACAACTACCGTCAGCAGAACTTTGTTGACTTCGTGTTTCCTTCGGCCTCCACGACTTGGACGTATCACGTTCCCTCTGGGTTTTGGTCTGAGAGACAGCATCAGGCCACGATAAGCGGGAGCAACCTGACAACGAATTACAGGGCGCTTGACTACATCAACGCTCACGGGAGGACTTATGTGGTCGGCAACTCATATCTGTACTACTTCGACGAAACGAAGTACCTGCATGATACGGGCGCGATCACAAGAACGCTGGACACCCCGACATTCACTGCGGCCTCATTCGGCGGCGTGAAGGGGCAGAGGGTTGTTGTCAATTCCGCATGGCTGACGGTTCAGTCTACGGACAACGCGCCCACGATTGGCGTGTCTTTCCAGGCAGACAGTGACACAGGCAAGCAGGTAACGCGCTCGACAAGTTATGGCGTGACGGTGAGCAAGGCTACTGTGATCCCTCTACTGACCCCTTGGGGGGCTTGCATGGAGGGCTTCTTTACTGTCACCACTACCGATAATGCGGGGATTGACTTTATCTCCCTTGAGCTTGACGTGGACATTCGTCCAGCATGACGAACCGAGTTATCAGAAACCCCCTGACCGCCAGAGGCGAGGAGGAGGTCAAGCAACGGATTCTGGACATTTACGACCTTGTGACCCCCACGATCACTCGCACCGCTGACGATTACACCACAGACCCCAAAGCAGCCTGGGAGGTCGTTGTCACTACAGGCACGACTACCCAAACCATAACTCTGCACTCAGGGGCCAAGGATTTGCACAGAGTCTCAATCAAGCGCAAGGGTTCTGGAGGCGTGACGATTGCCACGGAAGGCTCAGAGACAATCGACGGGAGTTCTTCTATCTCCTTGATGGGGCCGAGGGACGGCCCAAACCTCTATTACGACGAAGATGACACAGACTGGATGATTATATGAGACTGACCGCCTTTATTCTGGCCTCACTGCTCTCTGTGAGCGCGTATGGCAGTTATTTCGGTGACGCAGGGTACAACGTCGAGTCCAGCGGAAACTCGTCTACAACGCCTCTCAGCGGTGGTGCTACGTTTACGGGAACGGGCGAACAGAACGGTTCAGATGAGGTTTTCTGTCAGGTTAAGACAGACGCCGATGGAACGCTTTACTTCGACTTTTCTATCGACGGCACAAACTGGGATTCAACCTACCCGACTTCGGGCTATTCGATTTCGGCAGGCATTCCAGAGGTTCATAAAGCTGTAAAGTCAGGCCGACACTTCAGGGCGCGGCTGGTCAACGGTAGCTCTGCACAGACTTATTTGCGTATGAAGTGCTACTACGGCCCTTACTCTGAACTCAGGGCATCAGCGAATCAGGCGCTCGGAAGGGATGGTGACGCCAAGCCTGTCAGGGTGTACGCAGCCCCGCAGGAGGAGATTGTTCTGGGCCAGAGAAGCGGGGTTTATCACTATACGAAATTTGCCTACCTGCCCGACATTGACACCGCAGACAACGAGATAATGATTACTGCCGACCCTGCCAAGCCAGCGGGGCCGGAGGTTCTTTCCTCAGCCGAGACTTTAAGCATTGC